TTGCTGCGTGTCAAATTCTACGCACAGTGAGGGGTAGCCCGCTAGTAAATGTTGCTTGAGCTTCTGACGGACGTTCACGATGATCGGGTACATCGTGGATTTGTAGAATTCGTCCAACATCGTTTGCGTGTTGTTGTACTTCCCGTCCGCGATTCCGATCATCGCCGGGGGCACGCCAAACAATCCGCAGATGCGCTTCATTGTTTGCAGCTTCAAAGCCGCAGCGTCGGCGTCTTGCAAGGAAAGCATCTTCAATGCTTCGTATTTCATCCCTTGATCAAGCAGCATCCCTTGGCCGGGCTTGGACGGGTCGGTTGTCCGGCTTCCGGTCATGCTTGACCATGCTTCCTTGAGCCGCGCCGCAATCTCTTTGTATTTGGCGTCAGGAATGACCGACTCGGTGGTGAACATCCCCGAAGGCTTCGCGCCGTTCTGCATGACGTAGTTGGCGTACAGGTCGATGTCCTGATCCAACCCAATCAACTCCACCGCAAGCAGACCCTTGTTGAAGCCCGCCGAACCCTGCCACGGCATTTCTTTGACGTGCATGACTTGGTAATACTCAAGTGGCTCGTCCTTGGAAAACCCGTAGGAAGGCGTGGACAGTCGATACGACGGGTAGCGGGTCGGGGTGAGCGTGACCGCAACTAGCGTCGAATCAAGAATAAACATTTCGGTTGGCGTCTGCGTAGGATTCTTCTGATCCTTGCGCCACCAAAGCGTGAATGCTTCACCCAAGAGGTCATGCCACATCAACCACTGATACCAAAACTCGTATTGGCTTTGGAATTGGTTGGGGTTCTGTAGCAGAGACAAGACTTGTTGGGCCTTGGTCTTGTTCCGAGTGGATACGCGGGAATCCCTGACTGCATCGACCACGGTGCCGTCGTCCAACTCGCACATGATCTTGATGGGCAATTGACTCAAGGCGCGGGCTTTTGCGCCAACAGCAGCCATTACGGTGCCATTTCGGGACAAGGTGGACATATCCACCACCCGCCCTGCGTCTGTAACGGCACTCGTGGTGACGTACAGAATCTGCGTATTGACCGTCGGCCTGCGGTTGTCGCCCTGATAGACGACGTTGTTACCTAGCGCGGTCTGCCCAAACAACGTGTTTGCTTCGTTGTTTTGCGTTTGTTTCCGCTTGAAAATGTCTAGGATTCCCATGTTTGGCCCCCGTTTCCCGCTTACTTTACCACTCAAGCGTGCGGAAACCAAACGATTCCGAGGTGTAAACATTGTCCAAGTGGCAATGCACGGCCATGATCATGGCAATGATGCCGTCGATTTTTGCCGAAGGATCGGCGGCGTTCTTCCTAACCTTGACGTTGGCGTTGATGTCCACAAAGCATTCGCAGTTCCCTAGCTGCCAACCGACAAAGGGATTACCCGAATGCTTGATTGCCTTCTTCAGAATCAGTTGCTCAGTCGTCTTTGACGGGTTGGACAGGACGGCCATGCCCTGCCCCACCTTCTTCACCGGCAAGCCTTTGCCGTAGAGGTTGGCGACTAGGGCAGCGGCGTTGTAGGGGTCAAAGGCGATTTCCTTAACCTCGTACTTCTGAGCTTGGGAGGTAATGTAAGCCTCCACTTCGTTCAGGTCGGTCACGTTGCCTTGGGTCAGCTTGAGGATGCCTGACTGCCGCGCCTGCTCAAAAATGCTCAGGTAGTGGTTGGGCACAAAGTCAAGCGAGTCTTCGGGCAGGAAGAACTGAAACTCTGCGTAGAAGTCTTCCTCGCCGTACCTGTGGAGCGTGCAGACCGCATTCAGGTCGCGGGAGTGCGCCAAGTCGAAGGCGATGAAGGTGGACTCGGGCTTGCCCTCGGGCATCGGGGCAATCGACTCGTCCCAATGCTTGCGGTCCACCCAGGCGGCATTGGCCGAGACATAGACGTTGAGTTGCTTGCAAAGGAATTCGTTAAGGCTTGCCGGTTTGGCCGATGCCTCGTCTGCCATGTGCTGAATATGCTCAGTCGTGACGGAGATGCCCAACATGGGGTTGGCCTTGCCCCAGGTGGATTCGTCGCGCCAGTTGTCGCCCTGGTCGATTGAGTAGCACAACCCAAACCACTTGCCTGAGTCGGCGGCATCGCCCCGAAGCAGGCTGCGGAAGTAGGTCAGGTCTTCAAAGAACTTGGTCTCGCGGGTGAATGACGCCGTGGTCATGTAGAGCCGCAGCGGGTTCTTTCGCGCCCCCATGCCTGAGTGCAGGACTTCGATGGAGGATCGTTCTGTGATCTGTGCAGCCTCGTCTATAAGGGCGCACGAGGGGTTCTTGCCGTCGCCCGTCTTTCGGTTCTCCCGGCTCAGTGCCCGGTAGGTCGAGGTCGTATCGCCCTGCTTTTTGATCTCTGATCGGTAGGTCAGGAACTTGGCGGCAAGTCTTTCGTCCATTGATTCCACGATTGCTTTGGAGGAATCAAAGCAAATGGATGCCTGCTCACGGTTGGTGGCCAAGGTGAAGACTTCCGCGCCTGCGTCCCCAAACATCAGTTCGTACAGAGCCACGATAGAAGCTAGGGTCGTCTTGCCTGACTTCCGAGGCACGAACAGGACGACATCGGTGACCCACCGCTTAGAGTGGTCGGCCTTATCCCTGAACCCGTAGACGCCCGCCAAGAACAGGACTTGGAAAGGCTGCAAGACGATGGGCTTGCCTGCGTCCGGTCCCTTTACATGGCGGCAGAACCCGACGAACTTGAGGATGTGTTCAGCTTTGGCAGGAACAAACTCGTAAGGCGCATCCTTGCGCTCTGCCATGTCCAAGAACCGCTGAGAAGCTAGTCGGACATCCTCACAAGCCGGAATATCGCCCCGAGTGACCGAAGCCGCGTATTGAAACGCAGGCTCAAGCAGTGGCGAACAGTTCATCGACGGCAGTTGCTTTGTTTACCTTCTTCGGACGACCACGCGCCACCAAACCAAGTTCACCAAGAATCTTGATCAGCTTGTCGATGCACTCGTTCCTGAGCTTGACCCATCCGGTAGTACCGACACCCGCCGCGTACTGCGTGATGTAGCCCTCTTCGTTGATGTGCCGCTGCGCCTCAGTCAGCGACTCCATGATCACGATCATCGACGCAATCAAGGTTTCGTCGCTTGGCGAGATTGACCCGTAAGTATTTTCCAACTCGTCCCGGATCAAAGTTTCAAACACGGTCGCGTCCCAAGAACTTGGGTCTTTGAAAAACCCAATGATCTGCCGAGGGGGTTTGCGTTTTGGTTCTTTCATGGGGAATTCCCTTTCTTCTCTTGTTTGATTCTCTTACTTTAACTTAATAGTGTTCAACTTTGTGTCTACACGAAGTTGACCCCGCGCTTGCTCTTGGACAAACCCCAAATATTTTACTTTCTAACGGGTTTACCCTAACCTCTCCGCAACCACGCGTGCGTAGTCGTCGTCGGTGAACTGCTCCACCTTGTCTGTGTACGCCTCGTATATCCCGCGTTGCTCTAGCCCCGTCTTGTAGCTGTGGTGGCTTTGGCAAAGGCTTTGGAGGATGTTGCGCTTGAATGCCTGTTCCCCGAACTTACGCCACGGGAAGACGTGATCCACATGGAGGGCCAAGGTCACCTTGCCTTCGACTAGGCAGGCTTGGCATAGAGGGTGGCGGGATAGCTGTGCCGTCCTAAGTTGCCGCCATGCTGCGGTGTTGTAGATGGCGTCGTAATCTCGGCTTAGGCTTTCCTTGCCCCCGTGGTCGAGGCAGTAGCTGTTGAGCTTTGATCGGGGGTTCTTGCACCCGAGGTGTCCGCACTTGGTGTTGTAGGGTGAGGTAGGGATGGTGCCTCCCGGTATCCGCTTGCGTATGCTGCCCTTGCGACGGATAGAGCCTTGGCCTTAGAGGGAAATGGCCCCTTGCTGCCCCACATCCATCCGGTTTTGGTGTGTCTGAGCGGCATTATTGATAGTCGCGCAGCTTGAGGATGGTCACGTTGATGAGGTTGGCGATGTTGTCTACCTCGTTCTGTAGTTCGGAGTCTTGAGGAAATCCGGGCGCCCGCCTGAGCGTTTCGACCTCATCCTTCAACGTGGTGATGTAGGCAAGGGGGTCGTTTGGGGGCAGTTTGTAGTCCGCAATGAAGTCGTGGAGTTGGCCGTACTTGCCTTGGAAGGATTCGATGAAGCCGTCGAGCTTGTCAGACAGTTCATCGTAGAAGATGCCCAAAGCCCGATGTGCTGCGTCTGCTCCCGGCCCTTTGCGCGTCCAGTGCAGGATGTGGGCATTCGTCACGGCATGAAGCATATGCATCGTGAAGACCATCAAGGGGTCGTTTTGCTCTTGAGCTTCGTTGATTGCGAATCGCATGACTGCCCCTGTGGATAACTTGGTCTTTATTTGACCATGTCTCTATATAGATAACAACCTAAGAGATTCTCCTTTGGTGAATGTCTGAGCAAAGCACAGCCTTACCGTAGCCTCACTACAGTTCGCACTGTGCCGCAACGCTTCTCCTTCGGAGCCATGCCGTCGCTTCGCACTACCCTAGACTTGTTTCAACCACCCGGCTCTAGGATTCGCCCACCGTCCCCGCCTTGGCTTGCTCGTGCAGCGGGGTATCTCAAGCCTGACCACCGACGTACCGCATCAGGCCGTCCAAAAGCAAAAACCCCGTAAAACTCTCTGTGGTCTTGGCTCTTGGCGAGAGCAGCAGCAAAGCGATTGAAGATGGACAAAAGCCTCGCTTGCTACCTGACAAGACCACACAGAATTCTGCGGGGTTCAAGGCCCATCTTCATCGCCTAGATGCCACTCTAGACAAGCGCATTCTTGCACAGATGAATGTTGCTTGCACAGCAAAAAACACCCAAAACCTAGGGTTTCCACTATAGGGTGACGGTCTAGTCGAACTACACTAACAACATCGCAACAACGCGATGCCTACATCAAACGGAGCTACATCATGAAGATCGGAACCCAAACCAACAGCCTGATCAACCACATCTATAGCCGCGCCGTCATCGGTCAACCCGAGCCGGTCGTCGGCATGGGTGCCACGATGCTGCATTGGACTGACCGCACCCCCGGCACCATCTTCCGCGTGTTCGCAGTTGGCAAGTCCACCTTTGTTGAGGTGCGCGAAGACAACAAGACCCGTACCGATGACAACGGCATGAGCGATGCCCAATCGTATTCGTTCAAGACCAATGTTAACGGCCATGCCCGCACCTTCAAGCGCAAGGCCAATGGTCAGTGGGTTCAGGTCTACAAGAGCAATGACACCGGGCGTTGGTTGCAGTCTGACGGATGCGGCCTTCGCATCGGTGAGCGCAGCGCCTACTACGACTTCTCCTTCTAATCAACCCGCCCCCTTCGGGGGGCATCTTCAAGAGACAAGACATGAAACAAAAACTTATCGACATAGCCTTCGCCATCATCACCGGCTTGATTGGCTGCGCCTTCCTTCTTCATGCGCTCGGTGCGCTTTGGGAGTGAGCATGAAAGACGATGGTGAATACCGCGTAGAGGTCAAGGTCAGGAACAACCTGATCCTGAGCGCAATGGAAGCTGCGGGCTACAAGAACGTCAATCAGTTGTGTGTGGCGGGCGGCTTTGCTCCTACGCATATCGGCGCGTTTGTGAACATGAAGTGGTCGCCATTGGCTGCTGATGGCGACTTGACCCCAACAGCAAAGCGTCTGTGCGACTTTCTTGGCGTGCTGCCTGAAGACCTTTGGACACCCGAGCAACTGATGTTTGTGCTGCCTGACAACAAGTCGCACTTTAACGTCGGGCATCGCGCCATGATGGAGATGCTTGCGCGTCACACGGGTGAGTTGTTAGAGCAGCCTGACATTGATGCAAACATTGAGAGCGATGATCGTAAGCGCATCATTTCCGAGATGCTCGACACGTTGTCGCCCACTGAAGCAAAAGTGTTGCGCCTGCGGTTTGGCATTGACTCCCCTGACGAGCACACGCTTCCTGAGATTTCAGAGCTTTATCAACGCAGTAAGGAGCGCATCAGACAGATTGAGATGAAAGCCATCAGGCGATTGGGCGACAAGATACGCGGCCCAAAGCTAAAGCCTTATGCCCAAGTGCAGCCAAAGGTTGATTTTGACGCCATCAAGCAAGCGCACGAGCTTGCCAAGATGACGCCGGACGAACGCGCCGCGTGGGAAGAGGAACAAAACAAAAGGAAAACAGCATGAGATGGCTTACCGATTGGCTTGCCGCTGCATGGGCACTCGCCATCTTGCTTGTGATTTTTCTTGGGCCTTTTGTGTTGGTCGGAATGTTGGTTAGCTACCTGTGGGGGATGCTATGAGCGAACCCGTGATGTGGACAACGATAAAGGGCAAGGAAGGTCTTGTGCCGCTTTACACCGAACCACAACAGCGCAAGCCGCTGACAGATGAGGAGATTAAGCGTTTGGCGCGACAGGCGGCTGACCTTCCGTGGAATGTGGTCAACCGAATTCTTGAAAGCAATTTTGTTCGCGCAATTGAACGCGCACACGGGATTGGGGTTGAACAATGATCGCCCTTCCTGAATGGATCGACCCCGAGGCTTGGGAAGGCTTCTGCGAGATGCGGAAGGCGATGAAGAAGATTCCCTTCACCGACCGCGCACAAAAGATGGTGCTCAAGTCTCTGTACGACCTACGCGCTGCCGGACATGACCCGAATGCTTCGCTTGACCAATCAACGCTGATGGGTTGGCGCGATGTGTTCCCGCCACGAGCCAAGGAAATCCCCGTGGTGAAGTCGCAGGCCGACGAGACAGCCCGATATCTTGCCGAGCAGGAAAGAAATCGTAGAGAGTCTAAAAACAGCCCTGCGCGTATCGCAGCCATGCAAGCAATTCGACGAATCCAATGATCAAAGTCAACGCCATGTCTCAGGCGCAGCTAATCAAGCTGCTGCTTGACGGCACGCACACTTGCACCGAACTAGCCGAGGCAACCGGATTGCACTATGTCACCGTGCTCCATTACTGCCGGGAGCTTCACAAGGCCGGTGCTGCACACATCCATATGTGGGAGAAAGACAGCCGAGGCAGGGACTTGCTCAAGGTCTACAAGTTGGGACAAGGCAAGGATGCCAAGCGTCGGAAGATGAGTTCGGCAGAGCGTCAACAGAAATACCGAGACAAAAAGAAGCACGCTCAGATGGTGAAAGTCACCACCGGGAACGGTGAGTACGAACCCCGCGCCAATGGGCGTGTTGCTTTTGTGGGGAACTGACCATGAACATCAATGTGCTCCCAATTGCATCGTTTGAAGCAGAACCTTGGCTTTTAGAAAAGCATTACGCCAAGCGCATTCCTTCTATCTCCTATGCCTTTGGTGCCTACATTGGCAATGAGTTGGTAGGCATAGTGACCTATGGGACATCAGCAAGTTCGACACTTCGTTTTGGAGTGTGCGGTAAGAAGTGGGAAGAATGCGTCATTGAGCTGAACAGACTTGTTTGCGTCAATGAAAAAAACATGGCATCTCAGTTGATAGGCAAGTCATTGCAAATGCTTCCCAAGCCGACCATTGTTGTTTCGTATGCCGATTCAGGTCAAGGTCATGTTGGATATGTCTATCAAGCAACAAACTTTCACTACACGGGGTTAAGTGCAAAGTTTCGTGATCCGAAGGTTAGAGGTCTTGAGCATCAACATCATGCAACTTACGCGCATGGCTTGAGCAATGAGCAGTTGATTGAAAAGTATGGTGCTGAGAATGTCTATTTTGTGGAGCGTTCGCAAAAGCATCGATACATCTACTTTTGTGGAAACAAGAAACAAAAAAAGCAAATGCTTGATGACTTGCAATATGACCTGATGCCTTATCCGAAGGGCGAGTCACAGACCTATGACGCAGGCGGCAAAGTCAAAACACAAATGTTGCTTTTCGCTTGAAAGGATTGTGATGATCTCTTGCATGGGCGGGTGGTGCGACCGCAGAGAAAAGTGCCTGTACTACCAATACCCTTCTATCAACCATGTCGAGCGACTATGTGAGGACGGCAGCTATGACGCATTTGTATCGAGAGTTTCACTTGCGCGACCTGAACGTGTGGAACACCTTTGTGGCCTTCGTGGGGTCGAACGCGAAAGCAATGGCCGACGCGGGGACTCCCCTGCGGCTTATCGTCACCACCGCAGAGACAAAGAGGAATAGCGAACAGAACAAAAGGTATTGGGGACTTGTCCTAAAGACCATAGCCGCGACCGCTTGGGTGCAGGGCAAGCAGCACTCAGCCGATGTGTGGCACGAGTTCTTCGCTAGGAAGTTTGGCGTCTGTGAGGATGTGACCCTGCCCGGTGGTGAGGTCGTCAGTCGCCGTAGAAGTACAACGGACATGAGCGTGTCTGAGTTCACCACCTACATGAACGAAGTTGAGTCCTACGCCGTGCAGAGCTTGGGGGTAGTCTTTGAATAAGTATCCCTATGTGCGTAACAAGCGCATCCTTGAGTTCTGCCGCACGGTGCCTTGTCAGTCATGCGGGGTGTCGGACGGCACTGTGGTCGCAGCGCACTCCAACCAAAGCATTCACGGCAAAGGAATGGGCATCAAGGCTTCAGACCAATTTGTAGCCGCTATGTGCCGCGCCTGCCATTACGAGATCGACCAAGGCAGAGCGTCTTTCGAGGGCAAGCTGATGATTTGGAATGCAGCGCATGAGCGAACTAAGACTCTTCTCAAACGCGCAGGACTGTGGCCCGATGAGCAACCCTGAAGAACTATTCGCCTTGCACCTTCGCGCCATGCGGGTCATGCCCCCGGTGCGGGAGTACAAGTTCCATCCCAAGCGCCGGTGGAGGCTCGACTTCGCTTGGCCTGATGACCTGATCGCCGTCGAGATCGAAGGCGGCGTGTGGACGGGTGGGAGGCATACGACAGGCGTGGGCTTCACCCTTGACTGCGAGAAGTACGCCGAAGCGATCTGCCGGGGTTGGACGATCCTGCGGGTCACGAGTGGACAGGTCAGCAACGGACAAGCGATTGATTGGCTTACTAGGGTTTTCACCCTTAAAACACGCTAACATCTGACGACAATAGAGCTTTTACGGGACTAAATGATGACGCTCTCACCTAACAAACAAAAGAACCCCCTTGGTTGGCCTTTTGGAGCCTTACCACCCAAGGTGCTGTCGCGCCTGCTTGCCGAGCAGAAACGCGACAAGATTGCCAAGGCTCCACCCGCACCCTTCTAAGTGAAAGACAAGACATGAAACAGATAGCACAAGCCTTCGTAAAGGCGCAAAAGGCATTCGCCCCTGCGCTCAAGACTTCCTCAAACCCCCACTTTAAAAGCCGATACGCCGACCTTGCCGCCTGCGTTGAGGCAGTCATTGATGCCTTGAACAACAACGGCATTGCCTTGATTCAGCAGACGCACGAATGCACCGATGGCGTGATTGTGGAAACGTCCCTGCTGCATGAGTCGGGTGAGGTGATCAGTGGGGGCAAACTCCATGTGCCCGCCGCCAAGCAAGACCCGCAGGGCTATGGCTCGGCCTTGACCTATGCCCGCCGGTACTCGCTCATGGCGACCTGTGGCATCGCCCCGGAGGATGACGACGGCAATGCCGCTTCTAAGCGTCCTGACCCCGATTACGCCGCTTTTGAGCGTCAGTGGCTACCCATGCTCCAAGACGCCGCAATGGGGGGCGTGGCGACCCTAAATAAGCAGTTCGCCGCCATGCCCAACACCGGACAGAAGCGTGCTTTGTGGGCGGCGCACGGGCCTTCCCTCAAGAACGCAGCAGAGAAGGCGGGGGCGTGATGGAACAGAAATCACCTGAATGGTTTGCCGCCCGTCTAGGCAAGGCCACGGCATCTCGAATTGCCGATGTGATGGCAAAGACAAAGACGGGATATGGAGCATCGCGGGAAAACTACCTGATGGAGCTTGCGCTAGAGCGCATCACCAATGCTCAAGCGCCGTCGTTTATGAACGCCGCGATGCAGTGGGGCGTTGATCAGGAACCCGCAGCCCGGTCAGCCTATGAGTCCACAACAGGGAACTTTGTTACCGAGGTGGGGATGATTGAGCATCCGACGATCCCTATGTCCGGCGCATCGCCTGACGGGTTTGTCGGGGAAGATGGGCTGATTGAGATCAAGTGCCCTGAGTCCAAGCAGCACCTGAAGAACCTGTCCACGCGCAAGCCTGATACGAAGTATGTGTATCAGATGCAGTGGCAGATGGCGTGTACGGGTCGGAAGTTCTGCGACTTCGTGAGCTATGACCCCCGTTTCCCTGACCACCTTCAACTGATGATTGTCAGGGTTGACCGCGATGACGCACTGATCGCGGACATTGAGAAGGAAGTGCGTTTGTTTCTAGATGAAGTGACCAAGATGGTCGAAAGGATTTCCCAATGATGAAGCTAATTGGAGTCGGTCGCATCGGTAAGGATGTCGAACTGCGCCGCACCGCAGGCGGTGAGCCTGTTGCCAACATCTCCCTTGCGTGGAATTACGGCATGAAGGATCAAACCGGCAAGATGCCCTCACAGTGGGTAGACGCCACGCTATTCGGCAAACGCGCCGAGTCGCTTGCGCCCTACCTCAAGAAAGGCGTGACGCTGTTTGTTGACCTGAAGGATGTCCATGTGAAGACCTTTAAGGGCAACGACGGCAATCAAAAGAGCAGCTTGACCGGCATCGTGGACAGCGTTGCCTTTGCCGGGGACAGACTTAAAGAGTCCCCACCTTCCGCGTCGGGTCGCCGCCATGACCCCGACAACAACCCTGAAACCTTTGACGAGGTGCCTTTCTGATGAAAACTCTATTCATTCTCCTCATCGCCGCCGCCAACCTCTCGCCGGTGGTGGCCTTCGCCCGTGCGGGCACGCTGATTTCTTGTGAGGGCATCAGCACCGCGCAAGGTTATCGGTATGTGGGGACGTACTGCGTGGACTACCAATGCAAGTACACCACCACCCGAGTGTTCACTTCTTACTGCCCGTTCAGTCTCTGACCATGAAATCATCACACTACAAGACACCCCGCACGATGGCCGAATGCGAGTTCGTGGTCGGCTATCCAATCATTGAGCAAGACAAGCCTAGCGAGTGGCGCATGGCCGCCGTTTGCATCGGCGTCATCTTGGCGATCCTTTGGATATTTAGATGAGGCCACTCTACGAAACTCAGAAGCATCTGAGCGTAGAGCAACAGATAGCGGATCGGTTCGCTGAAAAGGCGCAATGCCAAATGATGAAGCTGCCGATTCGCTATCACCTCGACTACGCGATGACGCGAGGAGAAAAAGCCTTCGCGTTTGCCGAAATCAAGACCACTAAGTACGACCTTGAGACACATGACCGCTATGGGGGTTTCAAGATCAGTCTAGCCAAGTGGTCAGCAGCAGAGCAGATGTGCCGAATCGCTAGGTTGCCCTTCTATCTCGTGGTTGGCTTTCCTGATTGCATTGGCTATACAAGAACAACAGACTTTTCCCATGACGGGATCGTGTGGTGGGGCAGACAAGACCGAGCAGACTCTCAGGACATGGAACCGGCGGTCAAGCTAAACATGACGCGATTCATGGGGCTGTGATGAACTACAAGAAACGAATAGACGAAACGCACAAGGTCGCAGATGCTTTGCTTAACAGCATTTATGAAGAAGCAAAAGCCCGTTGTCCTGACGATGACATCTCAAGGCTAAACCGCGAAATCGGTATGCTCCATGCAACCATCCGCAACCTGATGATTGACCTTGAGTTGTCCAAAGATGAAGTGCCCTGAGTGTGGTTTGTTTCTTCGCACCCTTGAGACAAGGAAGACAGAGCAGTGGACAAGGCGCAGCCGAATGTGCAAGAACAAACACAAGGTCTTGACCCGTCAGAAGCCGGGACAGGCCGAGACTATCGTGCGTCTGAGCAATTTCGTGCCGAATGCGAAGCCCGCTACGTCCTTGCCAAACCCCTTGCAGAGCGTCGGGAGTATCTTCGCGATGTGGAGAAGCACCGAGGCATCGCAGGCCGCAAGTACCTTGAGCGAGTGATCATGTCCGAGTGGCAAAAGAAAGCCCCCGCTAAGGGGGGCTAACCCGAGAATGCCCTCAAACTCGGGAGAGGAGACATTAGCAACTACGCTTCCATCATAGCGAGATTGGCCTTGATGCGCTCATCTTCGGGCGCAAATTCCAAGGCTTTTTTGCAATGTTCAAGCGCCTCGCCCTTCATGCCCAGGTGCCATGCCGCGATGCTTAGGTAATCGTGAGGCTTCTCCGTCCACACTGACGGGTCCATTGTGTATACAGCCGCCTTGTCCTTGATCTCAAGGGCTGTTCGACAAGCCGCATAGCACTCAGGCCAATTGTGCGTTGAGTAGGCCAACTCAGCCACCCGAACCCAAGGCTCTCGCGTGTAGGGTGCCTCAGCGGTGGCCCTGCGCGCCCAGGTGAGTGCCTGCCAATAATCGCCCTTGGCTTGATAGGCTTCCGACAGCAGGCGCATCGCGTAGCAGCGTTCGTTCTGCCAAGTCGCCTCGGGCATCTTCAGGTAGTAATTGAGCCGGTCAATCGCCTCATCCCACAGACGATAGAACGTCAGTTCCCGAGCAAAGTAAAAAGCATTCCGAGGGCAGCGAGGGTCTTCAGCAACTGCCATCCTAAGCAGCGGAAGGTACTGTCCACGGCTCTTACTCGGGTCGGGGTGGTGACTGACAAGTAGTTCATCTGTCTCGGCATAGACTTCGTTGATTCGGCCATCCGGCACCGGGTATTCGTGAACCGGGTGGTGCCACCGATAGCCGTGGCGGGCGTGTATCTTTTCGTACTTGAACCGAATGTTGTGGCCCCAGTCGAACATATAGCGCAACCGGGTCGTTTCCCCGAGCTTCCACACCCGTTCGATTTCCTCGCGCCATCTCGGCTCTAGCACTTCGTCTAGGTCGAGGCTGATGCAGATATCAATGTCCCGAGGGATCAAGGCTAGTGCCGCGTCCCGCGCCTTGTCGAAGCGCCAGGGCGTGATGCAGATGTCGTAGACCGTAGCGCCACACTCGGCAGCTTTGACTGCGGTGTCGTCCTCAGACCCGGTGTCGGCAATTAGGATCAGGTCAGCGTCCTTAGCTGACGCGCAGAATCGTTCTACAAACTGTTCTTCGTTCTTGCTGATCGCATACACGGCAATCTTGTGTTTGCGATAGACGTACACGCCGATTTCTTTGTCAATGTGATGGGCGTAAGGATGCCCAAAAACATTGATGACTTGCTCATGCGTCCAGTTGTCAACCACATGGGCTTCGTATGGGTTGCCGTCAAACTCACCTTGAGGATAGTGCCCCAGGGGAATACTGATGATGACAGTGGCGCAGCACTTCTTGAGCTTGGCGAACACATCCTTGGCTTCCTCAGCCGTCATGTGCTCAAGCACATCGCCAAGAATGCAAAGGTCGTACTGCTCAGAAAAATCTAGCCTACGAATGTCGTCAACAATGACGTTATCGTATTTGGCCGCTAGGTTGTACTTCTCGACATACGGTGCCCAAACTTCCACCGCTGTCCATTCTTTACCCAGGTCAGGAAACAAGTCCTTGTAGGTGCCGCTGCCTGCGCCGACATCGAGAACTGTTTTGACTTTGAGGTTGAGTGAACGAATGAAATCCTTACCGCTTGCGCTACTAAATGGCATCTTGTCTTATCCTAAAAGGGCAGCTTCAGCTTGCCGCCGAAGGGTTAGCCCTTTCATAACCCTGCCTGCGGCCTTGTTCCACTTGACGATTTCTTCTTGCGCTCCCGACCAATCTTGAGCATCTATGCGTTTCTTGAGTGTCGAGATGCGGTAGTTGCCTAGACCGCAGTTGTACGCGAAAGAAATGATAGCCGCAAGTCTGCGTGCGGGTTGTTTTAAAAGAATCGGGGACAGCTTCAGCACCCCCGCGCAGAAATGCAGCAGATGATTGTCTAACGATTCCTGCGCTTGCGCCTCTGTCCACACCGTGTCAGGCGTCACTTCGGGTCCAGTGCTGCCCCACCCAATCGTCCAAGGATGCCCGCCTGTGCCGGGGTCGGGATAGGCTTTGCAAGACCCGTCAGGCAAACGTTTGGCGTAACCCTCAAAGGGCTTGCACAGTGTTTCCCGAGCAATCTTGATAGCTTCGGAAGTCACTTCTGATACTTCTCAATACTTCTTCCGACAAACCAAAACGTCAGGCACATATTCAGCATGGCGAAGTCGTCGGCATCCCAAACGCGGGTGATGACTTCTGACCAATGACCGCCTGACTTGAATGCCATGTAGATTGCCGCCGCCTTGACCGTGGCATACATGAAAAACAACGCCCAGGTGATGCCGGGTCGCACAAGGGCAGAGACAGCCGCGACAAACCATCCCGCCTCTTTAGCGGTTGTGGCTTGTTCTTTAAAGGCTTCCTTGATAGCGTCGAGTTGGTTGACGCTGTAGTCAACGTACCGTTCTTCCATCTTAAACTGACCGCGCATCTTCTCAAGGTCGGTCTGAAGCGTGAACATCGACAGTTCATGCTTGCGCTCATTGCCCTTGTCCATGAACTTCAGGACTTCAGGGGCAAGTCGAAACAGACCGCCGAAGATGCTGCCCAGTAGGCCACCACTCAGGATTTCAAACATCACTTGTTCCCCTTGGCAATGCGCTCGCGTTCCTCAAGCAGCCTGACCTTGACCTGAAGGTCGTTGATGTGCGTCATCAGTTGCTCTTTCAGTATCGCCCTGCGTTCTGCGCTGATTGGGCTGTCGGTGGGCACGCCTTCCTTGGTGATGAGCGCGGGCATCTGCCCCTCGATCTTGGTCAGACGCTCAGAGAAGGACGCCACTTGACCAAGTAGCCATGCGAGTGCGGCCACCACGATGGGGATGACTGCCTTGAGTACGTCTGACCATGCCATGTCAGGCTCCTAGAGCAAAGAAGAACAGAAGCACCCCTACCGCCCCCACGCCAATGGAAGCGTAGAACAGGCTCAGAGTGACGGCCAGGATAGCCGCAGAGGACAGGACGATGGCCAGTTGCAGCGCCATGCCGGAGTAAGAGTAGTAGGAAGACTTGGCCTTGGCTGCATCCCGCTTGGCTTCAGCCGCACGGGCCTTTTCCATGATCTCGTCCATGTCGGCGCGTTGCTTGACCGCCTTCTGCTCGTGGTTGGTGACCTCATAGATAGTCGCCCGGACGTTCTTGGCCTGATACCACGCCCACAGGTTGTTGGACTCTATGGTTCCATTGAGAACCGCAGAGGAGTTCCTTCCGGCAAAGTAATTTGTAACAGCAAGGAGTAGAGCAAGCAGGCTAATAGAAACCGCAGCAAGAGCCTTGACATGGGCTTCCCTCTCTGACCGGCTTGCGCCATCCGGCGGCTTCCTGAAACTCATTGCTGTACCTTGTCGAGTAAGTAGTAGCCCACCCCAATCAGGGCGACGGCTACGAAGGCAATTGCTGCGCCGTACTTGGCGTTGAGCATGAACTCCTGCTGCCGCAGGCGATGCTCACGCTCCTTCTTTTCGCGCTCCTTCTTCAGTCGGATGCGCTCCATAATCATTTCGTTGTAGACGCTTTCACCATAGTGGGCGACGATCAGAATCTTCAGTTCGTACTCTTGTTTGATCAGCGCCTGCTTGTGCATCGTGATCTGCAAGGCTTCCTGCTCAATGCTGTCGTCGTGCAGCAGCCGCTTGAAGACCGAGGGTTTTTTGTTGGCCTTCTCGGTGGCGAGGCGATTGAAGTCCCCGAAGGCGCCGTACCATTTACCGATCTGACCGGCAACGTCCTGAATCTCGCGCCCAGTGGCGACAAGTCTTTTGACTGCACCGAAGGCGGCATTCGCTGCTGATACTGCCGCAAGAATGCCGGTGATCGGTTCCATCAGAGTCCGAGCAAGTTCTTCAGGAACAGTGCCGCCACGCCAGGGCCAAGGAAGACCGCAGCGATGGTGATGTACAGCAAATGCTCAATGCGCGTCATGCGCTTGCTGCCATCCTCAAGCCGCTTCTCGATTGCTTCGTACCGTTGAGCGCAAACTGCTTCATGTACGAAGAATTTGGTTTCAACCGACTCTTCCACAGTTACCCTCCTGAAATGGTGTCTGATGCGCTTCCGATTGAGTCTGCTTCCCCGCTTGAGGCTTCCGTATCAATCTCAATGACCGGAAGCACTTGCTCTACAGGCGTAGCAAATCGCATCCATTCTTCCTGAGTCTGCGACCACTTGAAGAAGTATCCCGGTTCTACCGGCATCGGGGGGCGCACCACCCATCCAGGCGGGAACCACCACACAACCTCTTGACCTTCGCCGGGAATCGGAGGTTCTTCGACTTCAATCCACCCTTCGGTGCCGTCAGTCTCAGGTTTGGGAATAGACCCGTTTTTGGAATACAACATGGCTGACCTTATTTAGTCGGTAATGGTTGCGACGGCGGCGTGAAGTTGGCGGTGTATCGAGCGAAGCCCTTAGTGATGCGGAGGTCGTCGATGTAGCCGTTGAAAAATCCACCATTAAAACCTGTGCTAGTACCGCCGCCGACATAAAAATTAGCAGCAGTTGCCGTATATTCGGTCGTGTCAGTAGCCGAGCCAACAGATGTGCCATTTCTATATATGGTGGTAGTTGTGCCATTACGCACAATTGCCATGTGATACCAAACCCCCGCGCTCATAGCTGACCCACCATCAGCCACGACCAAAACAACAGTAGTAGGCGAGGTTTGTTTATAGAAATTAAACTTGCCATTTCCGGTTCCAGTCTGAACCAACCAACCGTTAGTTACCGGGCTCGTATATCCATTTGAGATAATCGTTTGAGCACCAGTCAATGAGTTATAGTAAATCCAAAGTTCAATTGTAAAGTTTCCTGAGCCAAAATTAGGATTTTGTGATGGAGGAACAAACAAGCCATCACCGTTCCCATCAAACAACATCGATCCACCACCGAATTTGCTCTGCGCGGTGCTGATCTGCGCGTTGCCAACCGTTTCTAGGTTGTTCATTTCGGCGTTGTCGATGATGCCTGCGTTGGTGAAGTTGGCGAGGAACGAAGTATTTGTAACTGCTGTAAGCGGCGCAGTTGGCGGCGTGAAGGCAGTAGTGTAAAGGCCGGTGCCATTTACAATGCGAACGTCCGACATATAACCAATAACGAAGTAATCGAAACTGGGGGCATTATTGTCGCCAATCCAAACTTGTTGACCCGTAAACGCCGCGCCGGTTCCAAGAGACCCGGCTTGTGTACCATTTACAAACAAACGCAAAGTCCCGGACACGCGGGAGAGAGCTATATGTTGCCAAGCGCCCGCCGTTAACGCAGCACTAGCGGTTATTACAGCGGATGAATTGGGAGACACCCAAAGTTCAAGTGCTGCACCATTTTGGTAGAGCGACCAACCGCCCGTTATTGCCGAATAATTTTCGCTTGAGACTAATGCCCTATACGCAGCAGACGTATTGCTTGGGTATAACCAAAACTCAATTGTGAAGTCATTGGTACTTAATATATTGCTTGCCGAAGAAGCGGATACTAATGAATCTCCAGTGCCGTCAAAGTACCCACTCCCGCCATCAATGCTTGGCGCGTAGCTCGCCGTCGGTGAGAAAGGGCTGAAGCGTTGGACGCTTGTGTCGCCGTTGCGCGTGATGGTGAAGTTGTTGCTGCTGTTGTCGATGAAGCGGTTACTTTGACAAGTGAGCAGCGAGGTGTTGGTGATGGCGGTGAGGGGGGCGGTCGGCGGTGTAAAGTTGGCGGTGTAGACAGCAGTACCTTTTACAAGCCTGAAGTTGCTAAAGTAGCCCGGAAACGCAGCCTGCCCGCTTTCAAATGCAATGCTTAGTGACCCAACATAATTAGTTGTTGAGGCGCCAGTTGCCGTGCCCACACTATTACCATTTACATACAGTGTGACTGTAGTACCGCTTCTAGCGATTGCCACATGATTCCACGCATTTGGAATGTGTGCGTTATTTGCCGTGATTATAGGGGTAGAGCCTGTCCATACTATCAATGAATTGGTGGTAAAAAGAAACAATCTTAAAACATCCCCAATCGCACCGTAGGAAAATAAATTTATGTATCCGCCGGGAATTGTTGCGGTGTAGTACCAAAATTCAATAGTAAAATCACCTGTTCCGGGTTGCAGATTTGCCTGATTCAATGGCAATGACAAATAATCCCCGCTGCCATCAAAGAAGTTTGACCAGTTGTTACCATACGGGCTAAAAGTGCCCTGCGTCGTGTTGCCGTTGCGGGTAATAGTTAAGTTATTGGTACTGCTGTCGCGGAACGTGTTGTTCTGCGCCCCATTGGTGCCGTTCCCCGGCAGCAACATGGTTACATAATTGAAGTATGGATCGCTTGGCGAAATGCTGCCAAGAAAACCAAAAGCTCTAGCAGAACCCGCCGCAAATGAATTTGGGATAGGCATTTTTCAATCCTTACTTGAACTGAACCTGTGCAGCCAAAACAGTAAATGTTGCACTTGCGGTTTTGATGATGGTGTAGGAATAAATATCTATTCCACTAGCATTGCCTGCGGTCGGTGCAACGCCTCCTTGCCACCTTGGCGTAATCGTAGTTCCGTCAACTTGAATCACGTTGTTGAAATAAGGTGTTGCCCCTTGGGTGACCATGAAAACAACGGTAAGTGTTTGCCCTGTGGACATCAAGGTGTTCAGACTTGTGCCACTAGACCCCCGTAAGTTCACCGTCCAATTTGCTGAAGCATTGGATGTGTAGTACAAAACAGATTGGGTTGTTACATCGTAGTTGATGGTTCCTGTCGCAGCAGTCGCCGAAACTGTCGTGACTTCTGCGACATCATTCAAAACCACGCCAAGGACACTTGACGAACCGTTAAAGGTTTGAGTCGCGGTGTACGTTGACGCAACACTTGGGTCAACATAATCAGTGCCCGCTGTTGCAGCAGTAAAGGCAGAAGTGCCGTTGCCCTTAGCCAAGCCGTTAAGCGTTGTCGCTCCGGTACCTCCATTAGAAACAGCAAGAGTGCCTGTTACGCTAGTCGAAAGATTGAGCGTTGCAATCGCTTGCTTGAGTGCGCCGAAAGTGTCAAAGGTGCCATCAGTAGTCCAAGTATCACCAACATTAAGCGTGACTTTTGCAATGGTGCGTTGAGTGCCGTTGTTGTCATATTTAACGGTGATAGTGACGGGCGCAGTATCTTTATTTTCTATCGTGATGTATTTAATGATTCTTCGATAACCGGCCGCGGGCGCACTAACAACCGAGACATCTGTCGTGCCTGACAGAGTGCCGTCCGAAGCGCCCTCAATAAAATTCGTACTATTGTTGTCAGCCCATGCCGCTGTAAAGTCAGGATTTGTTGTCGCGGCAACGCCGGACATTGAAACCTGAATTGACTTTGTGGTTGTGTCAAGAATTAAAGTGGACATGATGTTTCCTTAAACAATAAACCATGTGAAGGCATTGCTGCCGCCACCGCCGCCGCCACCACCCGCCGGGCCAGTGGGGCCGGTCGGGCCTGCGACCGTAGAGGCTGCACCTGTTGGCCCGGTCGGGCCTGTATTGCCAATGGAGCCAGTCGGCCCGGTCGGACCCGGTGTCGTAGAAGTTGCGCCGGTCGGCCCAGTCGGTCCGCTTTGTGTGTAGGTGACTTGGGTGGCCGTGAAGATCACGCCGGGAATCTGCGGGGAAACCGGAGCAGTTCCTGCGGGGACAGTCTGAATCGAAACTGCGGTGTTAGTAGCAGCCCAAATCATTTCGATGTAGTCTGCTGCCGCCAACTTCAGAACGAAGTTGACTGTCATCAAACCATACCCGTCCACGCCGCCGTGACGCTGCTGAATACTCAGTCGGGTATCCGAATCGGGAATGTCGCCCGCACTTCCCGCGTTGTTCTTTCGCAGCCACACGTTGACATCGTGAATCTGCGTGTCGGTGTTGACGAACTGAATTGAGAACGTCAGGCTATAAGTGCCTGCTTGCGAGAATGTGACTTGGCTGTTTGAGACAACACTAATACCGCTTGAGTCAGGATCGGTGTTGTTAAGCGTGACCGAGTAAGCTGTATTTGCAGCCGCAGCAATTTGATCCTGCGTAGACCAAAACGATCCCCAATATGCGACCGTACCGCCCACGCCGGGGGTGCCTTGTGCGCCGGTGGGGCCAGTCGCGCCCTGTGCGCCAGTTGGCCCGGTTGGGCCTGCCACTGTGGAGGCTGCGCCCGTTGGCCCGGTGGGTCCGGTTGTGCCGTTAACACCAGTCGGGCCGGTCGGGCCTGCAACCGTGGAAGCTGCGCCAGTCGGGCCGGTTGGTCCCGCCGTTCCGTTGGCACCAGTCGGTCCGGTAGGGCCAGGGGTCGTAGAAGCTGCACCAGTCGGACCAGTAGGCCCGGTCACCGATGTGCCACTAGCTCCCGTTGGGCCAGTAGGGCCGGGCGCCGTGGAAGCCGCGCCGGTTGGCCCTGTTGGGCCGCTTAAACCAATTGACCCTGTCGGCCCGGTGGGGCCTGCAACCGTGGAAGCCGCGCCGGTCGGCCCGGTGGGTCCTGTATTGCCGGTCGGGCCTTGAATTCCGGTTGGCCCTGTGGGGCCGGGCGCACCCGCGCCAGTTGCACCTGTGGGGCCGGTCGGGCCGGGAGCCGTGGAAGCCGCCCCCGTGGGGCCGGTCGGTCCTGATGCGCCAGTCGGGCCAGTATTTCCTGCGGTGCCGGTAGGGCCAACAGACCCCGTAGGCCCGGTGGGGCCGGCCGATCCAACACTTCCGGTAGGCCCGGTAGGTCCGGCGGTTCCTTGTGCGCCAGTGGGGCCGGTGGGGCCCCCCGCAGGGCCGGGAGCGCCCGTGGCACCAGTCGGGCCTGCAACCCCGGCATTTCCGGTCGGGCCGGTCGGTCCTGCCGTGCCAACACTTCCGCTAGGCCCGGTCGGTCCAGGACCGCCCTGGGCACCAGTCGGGCCGGTCGGGCCACCCGCAGCGCCCGGTGCGCCTGTAGGCCCGGTGGGGCCGCTACCCGTTGGACCAGTAGGGCCGGGTGTGGTTGATGTCGCGCCTGTAGGCCCGGTCGGGCCTGCCGTGCCCGCAGCGCCTGCCGGTCCGGTCGGGCCAAGCGTCCCACGGTCAATGATCGCGGTGATGTTGTTCGCGTCTTGTACGATGATCTTTGCCATGATGATGCTCAGACGTTGGTGATGCCGTCAGACCGGATCAGGAACAGCAGGAAGATGATGGTGTCGTCGGCAGGGGTAGACCCCGAGGCCGGGAAACTCACCTTGATTCGCCCTGAAAAGGCCACGGGGGACGAAGCCGCGATGTCTAGCCCCGCTTCTCCGGCAATGATTCCCCATGCGCTGTCGTCAAGTACGACAGTAAAAAACCCTGAGGGATCGTCACGGTTGGTGATCGTGAGACTGATCGGGGTGGGGGTCGGGGTGTAGTTTCCGATGTTGAAGGTTAACCCGTTGCGGGTGTCGACAACATTGGTGACAGTTCGCCTGACAATCTGTGCGCTGATCGTCGCCCCCGTAAGATTGATGGGTACTACCGGGGTGCTGCAAGCGTCCTGCGCGAGCCGGATGTTCCAGTAGGTCTTCTGTTGGTAGACCAGTTCACCGGCAATGATCTGATTGTCAAAGCCGCTTACTTGTGCAAGCGTATTCTTGTTAAAGACGGCCATATTCGTTCCCTGTACTCAGGTTGTGACGCAGCCCACATTCTTGCGGGTTGCGAATGGATGGTGTCTTGTCTTACCAAATTCTATTTAAGTCTTGCCTCTAAGTCAGCAACTTTTTGCGAAAGTTCTTGCACTGCCTTGATCAGCGGGGCAATGAATTCGCTATAGCGCAAACCCTGAATGCTATCGGGATCGTCCTTGTCTGCCAAAACCCACCCGGCAAAGCTATCCACGCCAAGCTGATCTAGGGTCGCTTTGACTTGTTGGGCACTCAAGCCGTGGAAGGTACGCATTCCTTCCCGAGCCGGTTGGATTTCCCGCTCGCCCGTCAGGTTGCCCTCATCGTCAAAGACATTTTCCTTGACCGCAGCCTGCGCCACCTTCCACTTGTATTGGATGGTTTGCAGCTTATTGATGAAGTTAAGCCCGAGAGGATTGTCACCAAGGATGTTCTTTTCCCGTTCATCCGAGGTGTTGACCGACCCGCTGACTGCATACACATCCACGAATCGGAAGGATGCCGCGCCGAGCGTGATGGTGTTATCGGTTTCAGGCCGAACATATGCATCTTCTACCCGCGCCCGTGCTGTAGCTTTAGTGCCGAGCAGGACGGCTTTTGGACTAGCAGACCCTGATGCGCCCGAGATTAGATAAAGCGCATCGTTGCCGTCTGTGTAGACATAAGCACCAATGTTGCCTCCCGAGGTTCTCCATCGAACTTCACCGGATTGCGGGAGTTGGACGCCACTTGCATATAAACCTTGTGTGCCAACTGTTGCACTAAAAAAACCACCGTATCCCGTGCTGCCTGTCCCGCTTCCTATAACACCCGAGCCGCCTGCACTACTTCCAAATACACCGCCGCTTGTAGAACTTGTCGATGTGTTGCGACCCCAAATTGCATAAGGCGCACCATCAGCACCACCACTATTGTTTGTGGTGCCGTAGAAACAAGAATTGCCGTTTACATTGTTAGCGACAATTGTTGAATAAAGCAGTGGATACAAACCGCCGATTGGCGATGTGGTTGATGTAGTTCCATCAAAATTTGCGCTACCACTGATATTGATGTTTGATGACCCAGTTAGGCTTAAAGCAGAGCCATTCCAAAGCATTGAAGATGAAGGCGAACCAATACTAAATTTGTATGCGCCACCGCTGTAGCCGAGGAAAAAGCCAGTGCCGGTGTTGTAGTCGGTCTGTCCACCTTGGATGTTGCCGGTGCTGCTGACCGTCAACGTGTTTTGAATAGTCAGCGCACCCGTGTTGACCGTAATGGCCGACAACGTGCCGACTTTTAGGCTTGAGATGTACGGTGTAGTCCAAACCGTATTGCCTGTAGTCGGGTCATAGATGCCGTCCGATTGATAAAGCGAGTCAGTGCTAGACGGGTTCGGGTCACTTGCGCCCCACGTTGCCGCAAATCCCCAAACAGACAATGACTGTCCGCTAGATGGGAATGAGCTTGAGCCGGTGGTGGTGATGTTTCCTGAAACCGGAGAAGGGTTGTTGGGCACACGCGCAAAACAGATGCGTGACGATGCGCCCGCAGTCCCCGATCCCGTTGGGCCTGTAGTGCCGGTTGGCCCTGTCACCCCCGCGTATCCCGCCGAAAGAATGCTTGCGATTGTCCAATTGATCGTGCTAGTCGCTTCTGCATCAAAGGCAAGCAAGTTGACAGATGCCGCCCAAAGCGTGAAGCCTGCGCTTGGTGCTGCCGTAATGGAAGTTGACCAACCCGCAGGAACAGGGCTAATGCTGCCGGTTGACCATGTGTAGGTCGAAGTGCCTGTCGGGCCTGCCGGGATCGTGATTGCCCATTGATAAATGACAGCACGCCCGGTCTTGTCGCCTGTTGTGCCGGTTGCGCCTGTGCTTCCAGTTGCGCCGGTAGTTCCGGTCGGCCCGCTGCTTCCGGTAGGTCCGCCGGTGCCCGTTGGGCCGGTCGGGCCGATGGTGCCAGTAGGATTCCAAACAAGCGCAGAAGATACGGACGAAAGCTGCGAGGTTGCTACGTCGTTTGCAACCTTGAAGGCAAAGTAATAGGTGGCCGGTGGCAAAGATATGTTCGCAAACTTGAACGCAAGAGATGGGGTGAAAGCCTGCGAATTGGCCGAATACTCTGTGCCCCAAACCTTCCAATCAGACACAGAAGGCGTCGCGGAAGTTGTGTAGAAAAGCGTGATGCTTGTGACCCGTCCAGTCGACGGAAGATTGCACGTCACGCTAAACGATGGAACAGTTGCGGTTGGGTTTAGGTCGCCAACCGTAGGAGCAGACAGCGCAGAAAAGAAGAAGGCAGAGACAAGCCCGCTGTTAGGCGCAGGCGTGAATTGAGTGATGTTCTGATCGTCGTATACGTCGGCGTTGTACTCGGTGCATTCAATCTGTGCGCCAAGGTTGCCGTCAGGCAAGGTTGTTTCGCTGACCTTGATGGCGCGGAACAGCTTGTTCGTCCAACCGTAGTCGCTGTTTGTGATGCTGATGACATCACCCGCGTCCACCTGAATGCCGGGGTATGCGGTCGAGAAAGTGACAATCAAGTCCTCACGCGCCTGCTCAAGCATCCGGTTGGCGATGTACTGCGCCTGCACCGAGTCGTTGATCAGGTCGAACGTCACCGTGGCTTTGTTGGCCGGTTCGTTCGCATACATCAATGCGCTTGGCGTTTCCAAGAAAATCAGGTTGGGCTGATCCTTGTTGCCCTTCCACGGGAACGTGGCTTCGACTTGGTTAATGCTCTGCGTGATGTCGGAGATGCTTACGCGAAGTTCGCCGATGATGTTGGAGTCATCAAACGAGAAGGATGACGACTCTGCTTTGTTGATCACCGGCATCCACTGACCCGTGGTTTCTTGGTACGCAAGCCAAGAGTCGCAAGCCGTGAGAATGCGATCGATGTTGCTTAGGACGTTCTCGCCCGTGTTCAGCACACCATTGATCCGATACCGAGCTTGAGTAGTAGACCCGCCCGTGTAGGGGATGTATGTGATCAGTTGGTCAGAGTAGGTGTTCAGTGCCCCGCAAGCCGTGGTGTTGATGTTGCCGATGGGAACCGCGCAGCCATACACATCTGACTTCAGGTAGTCCTCAAGCACATCGCCGGGGCGTGCCGCGCCTGCGCTTTTGAGGTAATGAGAAACTTTGAAGGTCAGGGGCTGAAGTCCCGTCGTGCCCGCTTCGCTGTTGTAGGTGAGCTTGACGATGGCGAATGCCAAGCCGTTCATCTGCCGATTGGTTGCAGGCCACCGCAGGCTAGGCGTGATGTCAGCACCACCCATCACCACACTCGGTGCAGAGCCGGTCACGTTGGTGATCGTGCCCGCCGCGTTGGAGGTGTAAAGATTGATGTAGAGATTGCCCGAAATCTTCGTGTCTACGTTGCCCGCGCCGTCAGTCAGGGATACAACCTTGGTGGGGTCGGTGCCGTCAAAGGTGACGAGTCGGTCGCCGTAGTAGAACTGCGTGCGGTCATAGGTGAACTGACCATCGGGCGAGATATTGCTGATTGCTAAGACGTAGTACATCGTCTTGTTGTCGGTGGACAGCACCGCATCAACAAACGTGCCGCCTAGCCAAGCGTCACCATAGACAACCGGAATCGGGTTGTTTGCGCTTGGGGGGATTTGCTGTCTTGCGCCAGGATCGACTTGGTTGGGCGCCTTGTTTGACCCGAATGTGCGCGTAATGACGTAGGACAGCGCGTAGTTTGCAGCAAACGCGACGGCCACATATGCAAAGGTTCCTGCCGCAGCCGCGCCCAACACGGCGGTGGCAATCATTGTTCCGACCATTTTTTATTCCTTGCAGTACGTCGAGTCGATCTTCTTAAAGCCTCGGCTTTCTAGATCAATCTTAGGGCTTTGAGGCATCAGCGAAATGATGACAACCTCTGCCCGTTCCTGATCAATCAATTCTTGTGCTTTCTTGTTGTAGGCCAAAAACAATTTGCCGCCAATCGTTGTGTTCCTATGCTCGGGCGCGACCCACCAAGCTAGTTCCCTGACTTCGTTAACCTCGGGGCACCACACATTCGGCACCACGATTCCCGCCGCCATCCCGCGATATTCGTTGTCCACTAGGACAAAGCCGCGACCGATGATGAGCGAGGAGAGAAGCTGCCGTATGTGTTGCTCGTCGTGTAGTCTCTTGTCTCTTAGCTTAATGATCGGGGACTCTGCCGCATATTGCCGCATCATCTCGACGCAGGCATCTATGTCGAATTTGTTTGCCTCCCTGATCATGGTTGGATAGTTTCGTCGTATTCAATCCTTGGAACAGTAGTGCCGCCGTTGCCGCCATTGATGCCGCCAGGACTTGCCACGCCGCCACCGGATGCAGGCTTGCCAAAGTCGAAGTAGGTGCTAGAAATCGCGTCAACACGATCCATTGACGTTTCGCTAGTACCGTATCGGTCTTGCCAAATTGCTTTGTTAGTCTTGGAAGATGCCACATAAGTTTCTAGCACCCGCTTCATGGAGGTGCAGGAAATCGAGCAAGTGGCAATCCTGCTTCTCACATCATCATTCCAATCTTCGGTGATCGAAACATTGGTAATGATGCCTTGGTAGCGTTTGAAGAACTGCTGCGTCGGCGTGGTGATGATCTGATTGTTGGTGTCAAGGAAGCCGCGCCAAATTTCGACGGTGCTGCCCTTGATGTCTGCGCTTAGGATCAGTGCGACGTTGGCCGGGTTGATGCCGGTGAGCGACACCATCATGTCGGTTGAGGTTGACTTGATATTGCGCTCGACCTGACCGATCCCGAGCAGCGACCCCATCCCCGAGAACGTGATTCCGCTGACAGTGATAGGCGCGGCCGCGTTGCAGAATGTGTAAGTCGTTGGCGATGTCTTACCCACCACCATCCTCACAAACTCAGCGTGTCGAATGTTTGCGCTGTTCAGCGCGTTCATGGTGGTACTCATGGCGCGACGTTCTCCCGGAACACGAAGGGTTGATCCCAATTCACGAACGCGCCGTTGGTCATCGGCGTCAGCGTGTAGATCGGGCAGACTTCCGCATACACGGGGAAGTAGACCGCAGACCCGACTGCCGTGAGCGTGCCCGTACTAGGCGTGCCAATGACGGGACGATGCAGATTGACCGATACCGTCGAGTCACCACCGCGTAAGACTTGTTGCGTGACCTTGTAGACGTAGCTGCCGAGTTGCAGGAAGTCGCCTGCCGCAAACACAACGGTGCCCGCGCCGACAGCGGGAAGATTGCCGACAGTGATGGTTTGTGAGTTTGCCGGAGGAACCGAAGCAAGTGTCAGCGCCGCCGCCTGTCCCGCACTTAGGCCACCCTTGTATTCGGTGAACCAAGAGAGCGTGGTTCCGCTGAACGTGATGTTTGCGGGAAGCTCGCGATCCAGGTTGTCGATTGTCTGAATGACATTTCGAACTTGCGGGTAGTACAGATAGTTATGCGGGACGATGGTGAACACCCAAGGAACAGACGTAAGGTATTGCGCCGTCCTGATTTGCCCGCCCCGCGTGACTTGCTGACCGACCGTACGCCGGTTGTTCACAGTCATCGACTGCTGAATGTCAACGATAGTTTGAAACGACATTTACATTCTCCCCGGCGTGACAGCCAAGCCTTTTTGCGCGTACTGATTCGCCGCCCAAATTGCCTTAGAACTACCAAGTAGCCTTTGCTCAAACGACTTCACATCAATTGCTTGAATGTTGTAGTTCGTAATGTTGGTTGACGCCCCCGCGCTTTGCAGACTGTGATTCGGAATGATGGTGCCACTCATGCGTGGCACGAACAGTTCAGGCCCGCGCTCGCCCACGAGATAGGCAGAGTTGCCCGTAACCGTGCCGCCCATTGCCCGCGTGGGAAGGTTGAAGCCGAATACGTTTGCCAACAGCTTCATGGCCGAAGCCTTCAGTTGAATGGCAATCATGTCAAGGATGATGCTGCGAGCAAACTCTTTGAAGTTGAGCTTGCCGGTACGCACGAAGTCGTCAAGGGCACGAGTCATGTTGCCCATCAGCGAACCAAAGATCGTAGCGCCGGTTTCCATGTCTTTCGGGAAGTTCTTAAAGAAGTCTCCCGCAGCTTTCTTAACGCCCTCAAACACGCCCAAGTCCTTGTCTGCCCTCTCTGCTTCATCCCGAATGATGACGAGCAATTGGTAGCGTCGCTCATAAAGATCATTAAGCCGCTTTTCAGCAGCTTCACGATCTTTCGGGTCAAGAGAGGCTTCGTTAAGTTTTCTTTGTTCTTCTGCAAGTTCAGCAGTGAGCTTGATTCTTGAACGGAGAAATTCGTAGTTGTAGTCGCGCATCTCGCTGCGTCGCAACTCAAGGTCGGTTAGTCTTTCCTCAGTAGCGAGTGCGCGGCTTTGTGCCTCGTCATACTCCTTGATTGCCTGCACATAATTTATGTATGAGACAGTCGCATCGTCGATGTCTTTCTGTTCTTCCATCCGAGCGCGGTGCGCCTTAGCCGCCATATCGCCGCGCCGCTTAATTTCTGCCTCTTCTTCGCGCTTGCGTTTTTCTGCCTCGCGCTTGCGCTTTTCTTCTTCGGGATCAACGCCCTCTTTTACATCCCGAATCTTTGGGCCTGCCGCGCCGCCGACCAAGGGAGGATTGATAAAGCCGCGCCCCGCTCCGGCCTGAGAATTGCCGGATTGCATTTGCTTGAGTTCGCCATTCATCGCCGCAAGGATCGGTTGCCATTTGGCAAGCTGATCTTGCGCTTCCTTCATCCTCTCTCGATACGTGCCCTTCCAAAACGAAGACACATTCGGGTCTTGAAGCAGCTTCCCCATCGCGGCAATTTCTTCTTTTGCCGCCGTGATTTGCATTTCAGCGAAGTCTTTTTTGAGCGTGCCGAAGAATCCCTGAATCAGCGTGCCCGACTTGGCGTGCCCGCTCATCTTGTCTAATGCTTCGTTGATCTTGCGAATCGCAGGCTCTAAGAAGTCAACAAAGTTGAGCGTGAGATTGCGACTTGCCTGACCGAGCTTGTCATAGAAGTCAGCAAGCAATTTGATTGCATTGGCCTGTTTCTCTGTAATGTCGTTGGCCTTGCTAATACCTTCTGCAACGCCCGCGATATCTACGCCCTTTGCCGCCTTGCCTAGCAACTCCATCGCTTTTGCAGAGCGCGTCAGTGGGTCTTCAATCTCTGCAAGTCCTTGAATGGTTCGCAGGAAAAGCTGCTGACTCGTCAAAGTTTCGAGGTCTTTGAGCGAAACGCCAATCTTTGCAAAGTTGCGTTGCGCCTCAAACGATCCCTCTGCGGCCTTGTCTACATAGTTAGTGAACGAGGCAAACATCTTGCCCGCGTCTTCGGCTTTGCCGCCTGAGTTGGCTAGGGCATTCTGTAGCTTGATGACGGTATCAATCGCCACATCGTTTGCCGCCGCCACGTCAGCAATTTCATCGGCAAACAACATTGCCTTGGTGGTCATGGCAGCAAATGCCGCCGTTGCCACCGTTGCCATGCCTTTTGCCTTGCCGACAAACTCCTCCATCTTCTTGCCCGATTGAGCAAGACCCTGATTGAATTCGGCAGTGTTCAGCCCGAGCAATACGCCCAAGCGTGCAATCATGTTAGCCACGATTGAACCTTTCTTTGTTGAAGCCCGGTGCCATCGTCATAAAGGCTAGAAGCTGCTCGTTGGCTTGAGCCTTCTTCTGTTCATCGGTTAGCGGGGGATAGATGTAATCGTATGCGGGACCAAGAACTTTCTCAAGCGAAAACGGCTGCGCGTTGGCCGATCTCATGTAGTTGAAGACGCCCGAGACAAGCGACCCCAACAGGTAGATGACATTGTGATTGCCAAGCATTCCGTCGGAATACATGGTTTGTATATCGCCCATCACATCGTGGTCGATGGCAGCAATTGAGTCTTGTGTGTGCCCGTTGAAGATCATTGCTGCCTCTACCTGTTTCTTCAACGAGCGTGTCAGTTTCCCCGCGATTCCCGGTAGGTCGGGGAGATGACTTCGGCAATCTTCTCAACTAGGGCAAGCTGCGTGGACATCGGGAATTCCGCTTCGATGTCCTCATAGGTGATGTCTGCCATCGTGCCCTCTACAGGGACAAGCAGCTTGATGAATTCGGTGATGCGCGTTTGCGTCATCACTTGTGTGCGGACAGTCTGACGGGTCGATTTGCCCTCAATCAGAATGTCGTCCTCGGTGAATTCAAAGCCGGTCTTTTCGGCATCGTCCTTGAATTCAAGAAGTGGCTTTGACAGCTTTTCAAAGAGTTCTTGAATCTTGGCTTCGTCGGGTTCGTTGATGCGCTTGAAAATGGCATCAGTCTCAGCGACGACCGGAACCCTGACCTTGAAGGTGTGCCCTCCAAGTTCAAACTTGCGAATGCGGAGTTCTTCCCGCTTGGCTTGGTATGACTCACCAAGCGCGGCTGCAATCTTGCTCATCTTTTCGTCCTCGTGCGGTATCTTGTGATTTGCTCACCCAATGTTTTGCCCAAGTTGTTAGCCACTTGAGTTGCGTTATTTTCTAACGCGGGTCGCAGGAACGGGTGAGCCGGGTTCCTAGCCGATCCAAATTCTTGCGCCACCGCCCGAGCGTCGTAGGGGAAACCCTGAGAGATGGCAAACTTCTTAAACTTCTTTTGGTAAGCCGACGGGTTGCTTTCCAAAAGCGATTTGTTTTGTTCCCTGAACTGCGCCCGCAGCTTTTTTGGGAATGCCTTGGTCGTGACCGCCGCAATCACCGCATCGTTAGGATCGACGTACTTTGAGCGTTGATCCCTGCGGTTTGGCCTACGCGCCTCGACCTGAAGATGCTTTGCAAGCGCACCTGTATCGACAGGAGCTGTAGCTTTGGCGTCTGCCAAGACCGGCTGCATCGCTTTACGCATGGCCGGTATCAGCACCCGGCTTCGTGCTTTCTTGTCGCCAATTTCCTCGGCAAGTTCATTGAAAGCGCCGATCACATCAGACAGACCTTCAACTTTGAATGTGAAGCCTGCCATGATGACCTACTGTGGCTTAATGATCTTGTAGAAGATTTGCGTGTTGATTGCGATAGCGTACTCGACGACTTCCTCGGGAGTCATCTTGTCGGCATGACGCGCAGCAATCTCGTGCGCTAACGAAATCGCCGTCATCCTTTGTTGTGTGAACCCAAACCAGTCCTTGCGAGATTCGGCTTGAGTCACAAGAAAGGAAAGAAGGTCATTCGTGTTTTGTATTGTCGTGGTCATGTTTACTCTTGTGGTGCAGGCTTACTATCCACCACGGGATGATATTCAGCCAACAAAGATAAAACCACATGATCGACGGTTCCGGGCTTGGCTTTGGCTAGGGCCGCCGCGACTTCCTTGGGAGAAACCGCAGCAGACCGAGCCAAGGCCCGAATGTCGCCGTAGCTTGAGCCGATTTCCTCAACGACATCAGAGAGCATTAGCTGTTACTCCATCCGTACTGATTGCCACGCGGGTGAATCGTAAAGACGCACTTGGCTTCCGCACCCGGCTGTGCGTCGATTTGGAATTGCGACACGCGGCCATTGAAGGCGTAAGCGACCGTGTTGGTGCCGTCATACGCAGCCACCACAAACGTGCGATCCACGGTGCCGTTGTAGGCGTCCGAACGAATCTGAAGCAGGCCGGTGTCTGAAGGATTCCAAGCTGCCGTGATGGTCATCGAGGTGGGTGCGGATTGCGTCGGGATTTTGTCCGACTGACGAGAACCGGCAATTGAGAAGTTTGCCATCGCATCGTCTTGACCGAATGCGGGGACAGCTTCAACGTTCAGTTCAGCGCCCGCAGCCCCCGTGCCGCCCGCAGAAGTGCCAACAATGGTGGCGACTTGCGCCGACCACACCGACAGGTTAGCCGTGGACAAAGGCGTGGGAGTGGCACCCGTTTGATACCACAACGATGCACTAAAGCCGGGAAGAACTTTGTTGGGCAGTGCCATGATTTACCTCAAGCGTTGTTAGACCAACCGTATTGGTTGCCACGGGGGTGGATGGTGAAGACGCACTTAGCTTCAGCGCCGGGTTGTGCGTCAATTTGGAACTGACTCACGCGACCGTTGAAAGCGTAGTAGACGATGTTGGTGCCGTCAGTTGCAGAAACCACGAAGGTACGGTCAACCGTGCCGTTGTAAGCATCACCACGCATCAGCAGCAGACCGGCATCCGAGGGGTTCCAAGCTGCGGTAACCGTCAGGGAGGTCGGTGCAGATTGAGTCGGAATCTTGTCAGACTGACGCGACCCTGCAATCGAGAAGTTGGCCATTGCGTCGTCCTGACCGAAGGCCGGGACAGCCTCAACGTTCAGGATGTTGCCCGACACGGCAATGGGGGAAACGCTTGCCACAAGCGACAGTTGCGCCGTGGTCAAAGGGGTCGGGGATGCGGTCGGTTGAGCGTAAAGCGATGCGCTAAAACCGGGAAGCACTTTGTTTGGAAGGGCCATGATTGATTCCTTTCTGTAAAGACGCGAATTGTCTTATGTTGGAATGTCGAGTTGACAATCTAGAAAAATCTGTGCGAGTTTTTCTTCGTTGTCATACGAGTTGTAGAGCCACATCACATCAACCTTGGACACATAGATGCCGTTTGGTGAACCCCCAAACAAACCGCTGTACCCGTGCAAGGATTGTAGGATTTGATTGGAAATTGTGAAACCGTCTTCTATCTGTTGCGTGAAGATGCTGACCTGAAAGATTGGCCGATCAATCCCTTTGTTGTTTTGGTTCTGACCCGTGTAAACGTCCTGATGGATGTTTCGCAGGAACCAAGTCACAAACTTGGGTTGAGTCGCAAAGTTCCGGTTGAACGCCGCATAGACGGGGACAGGCGTGACGACAGCTTGCAGCGCCGCTTGGATTGCCTTGCCGTAGACGACGGGATTGCTCTGTGCCATATCAGACCGCCGCCACAGGATCGTTGCGATAGCACATGAAGGTGATGCTCATGCGGTCGTTAGCCTCTCGGCAGTCACTGATGCGCCACTCATGCCCGCGCCAAGTGATTGAATACAGGTCTTGCCGATCCACCATCTGTTTGGTGTTGGGCGTGTAGTTCAGTGTCAACTGCACCAAGTCCTGATACAGACGGTACTTCTCGGAGATGCGAAGACTGTTGGACACGTCTGAGACACGCGCACGGGTATCGAACCACTTGGTTTGAGTGGTCGATTGCTCGCCGAAATCCGACTTACCGAAAGTCAGATTGTTGACCGCGATGTTCTCAAACCGTGCGATTGCCATTTACATCACCAAAGGCTTGTAAGGCCGCAAAAGAGCAGTCACGCCGAAGGGGATGTCGCGAAGCATTCCCTCGGTGCTGTTGCTGCGGTTGTTGTAGAGGTGAGTCAATAGCAGCAGACCGGCCTGTTTGATTACGGGATACGCCGCCAATGGACTAGCTTCCACGGTGTATTCGCAGACCACCGGAGAGGTCATAAAGACATTCAAACTGCTAGGAAGATCGGCAAGGATCACCTTATTGCCGCTGTTGTCGTACATATACTGACTTGCAGCAAGGGGCACGAAAACAGAAGGCGTGTCGTCGTTCCAATAGCCAACACTATTGATGGTGACGCCGTTGTTGCCGTTGTAGTTGCAGCCCGTTGATCCTTGGCTTACCTCGGGCAAGTCAAGCGACAGAGGAACGCCGTACAGACTGCTTGCGTTGTAGTACACGCGATAGCTGATCGGCATGATCGGCAGACCGATCAAGTCCTCGATGGCCTGACGAGTCGCAACCTCTAGCCCTGACAAGTAGCTGTCTTGAGATTCGTCATTGAACAGGTTTAGCTGCTGCGTGACTTCTTCAAGCGTGAGCCAGGGGGTCGCGTTGTCGCGGTTGATCTGCTCAAACTTCGCGTAGTTGAAAGGGTTGCGGGTCGGCGCAAGCGCCGGTCCCCCATACGTCAGATAGTTGTTGACTGACATGACAACCCCTTAGAGCTTGATCCGCACCCCTGCGAACGGGTCGCGCACGGAGCTAACCACGCGCTTTTCAGCATACATGGTCACGAATCCGGGCAGGGTCTGTTCCATCATCTGAATGCTGAATTCGGTGTGGTCGCAGATCGTCAGGAATCGCGGCCAGTTGGCAAGGTATATCGGGTACGTTGCCGACAGGTAAGGATTCGGGATCACAGGCCAACCGAAGATGTGCGCCACCGCACCGCCGTCATCGTCACCCGTTTCGAGGAAGATGGGGAGGTTGTTGGTGTCTTTGAGTTCGCGCAGCAGTTCGATGGTTGCAGGCGCAATGTGCCAAGCCGTGCCGGGAAGCGACCAGTATTGGCCGGGCAGCTTGGAAGCCGCAGCCGTGATGTCGTTGTAGGCAATCGCGGTCGTAGCCGTTTGCGTGGCAATCGTGTGGATGCCGTTGGTGATCGCTGTGCCCGAGGTGCCGTAGGCTGACGTTGCGCCGTCAAGGTACATATTCAGGCCACGCAGACCATCGGTTGCGCCCGTGGTGGTGGTGGTCGAACCGGCTTGGTCGGAGTTGACCGCCATCGACGCGCCTTCGAGTTGGGCAAACTCAAGCATCAGGTCTTCGACAAGCGTGGCGTCGAGGTTGTTAACGTCGGACAGGACAGCCGAGCGAATCGGCAGGCGCGCAGCAACGACGCGCACGGGAAGCTGCCAAATGGTCGTGTTCGTGTCGGGAGAGCCGGTGTTGTTCTGCACCGCATAGCCCCAAGGGTTGCCCGCTTGGTTGGTGGCATTACCCGTCTTGGCGACGAACTGCATATCGGAACCTTCGCAGTCCCGAATGCGTGCGCCTTGTCGGAAGGGGTTTGCGTAGCGCAGAGCAGCGAAGGCGTCGTCAAAGATGACGCGACCGCCAATGCCTGAGCCGGAGCCTGTAAGCGCCGATGCTTCAGAGATGTCCACCTTGACTTGGCGGTTTTCTTGGATGGCAGACTTGATGCCGTTCAACAGCAGTTCAGTTACCGTGCTTTGTTGCTTGTCCATTGGCGTAGTCCTTTGCAAAGTGCGCCCGAAATCCCTTTCAAAGAGACTCAATGAATCCCTTTGAAAAGAGGGGAGCCGAAGCCCCCCACTTTATTAAGCGCCCGTAGCGGTCGAGCGATAGCGAACCCCTGCGAAGGGATCGCGCACGCTCGTGGCCAAACGCTTCTCACCGAAGAAGGTGATGAAGCCCGGAGCCGTTTGGTCGTAGCGACGCATGACCATGTTCAGACGGTCGATGATCGTGTGGAACCGGCTGAAGTCTGCGAAGTACAGGGGGTACTTGGCGACCGTGCCTGCGGAAGCACCGGCAGCGGTGGGGGTGTCAACATAGGTGTTGACCACCACATCGAAGCCGAGCAGCTTGCCCACGATACCGTCTTCGGCGGCGGGGTGCATACGCTCGAAAATCGGCGTGCCTTGGTTGTCCTTCAGGCCGCGAATTGCCGAGAGCATGACCGGGTTGATCATCCACTTGGCGTTCGGCGTCCAGTAGGCTTGCGGCAGCGCATAAACCATGTTCACGAGGTCTTGGAATTGCACGTTGTTCGCGCTTGCAAAACCGTTCGTGGTCAATTGGTCATACGTTGCCAGGGAGTGCAGGCCGGAGGTCGAGGAAGTACCCGAAGAACCGAATGCAGCCGTAGAGGTCGTGCCGCCCGTGTAGGTGGAATTTGCGCCACCGTACTGGTCAAGACCACGCAGACCATCAGCGCCGCCGGTGGTCACCGAAGTGCCCGTGCCGGTCTGATCGTCGTTGATGATCATGGACAGGGCTTCGGCTTGCGCGAATTCGGCAAGCATATCGTCCACCACGTTCGCTTCCAAACCGTCGATGTCGTCGAGTGCGGCAGTACGGATCGGGAATTGGACGTTGATGTCCTTCAGCACCAGTTGCCAAATCGAGGTGTTTTCAGTCGTTGCTGCGCCGTTGTTCTGAATGGCGTAGCCCCACTGAGCGCCTGCGTTGCCGGTCTTGACCCGGAACTGATAGGACGAACCCTCGGTAGCCACGGTACGCGACAGGCCGCGCATCGGGTTATACATACGCAGAGCCACGAACACGGGATCGTATGCGGTACGACCGCCCTTGCCGTCGCCGCCTGCGGTCAGCAGAGAGGCTTCGTTCATGTATGCGTAGTACTGAGACTCGTCAGCGAACATCTTGAGTTCCTTCTCGAAACTCTTGCCGCCGTTTGCGTACTCTTTCAGTTGCTCACGCACGCTACGGTTGACATCAGCGCGAATCGACTTAGCGATGGGTCGGATGATGCTCGGAGCGTTCAGGCTTGCGACCTTGGCTTCCAAGGTGGCGACCTTCTCAGTCAGTTCAGCCTTGGCAGCTTCGACCGACTCGTTAGCCTTGGCTGCGATTTCTTCAGCTTTGGCAAGGGTAGACGCTTCGATTGCGTCCAACTTTTCGATGATTTCCTTAGACATGATTAGCCTTTCAGACGATTGGAAAGATGCTTGAGAATTTCCCGCTGCTCAAGAGCAGCAAGCAATTCGGCTTCGGTCGCTTCCGCATCAGGCTCACCCTGATTCGGCGCAATTTCAAGAACGGTCGTCACAACCTCACGCTGCTCCAACACTTTCTTGAAGGTAGATGCGGCAGCGACCGCATCTTTCTTGGACAGCCCTGCTTCACGCAAAGCCTTCTCCAAAATCTTGAGATCAGCAGAACCATCAGGTCGGAAGAATTCCAACTTGTGAACCTCTGCCATCGGGTTGTTGGGATGCATTACGACGGAGACTTCTCTGAGTCCGCCTTGCGAAATTTGGAAATAACCTTCCTCCATGTCGCTACCGCTTTGGAGGGGATTGCCTTCAGCATCGACCATACAGTATTCATCTGCGTATGCTCCTACAGAGACACCGCCGAACATAGCCGGGGATTCGGTCATCACCTGATACAGATCAGACCCTTGAGTGGTGTTCAGGTACAGACGGCCTTCTGCCATCATGCCCTTGTCAGTGAATTCGAATGCAGTCCACTCACCCACCGGCATTGCATCGGCGTTGTGATTGACA